ATGGGCTATATCTCAGAGTTAAAATCAAAAACCAAAGGGACCCGATATAAAGCGGTCATTAACATCCGCAGAAAAAGTGACGGTATAGAATACTTTGATACAGAAACTTTTAGTTCGAAAGCGTCAGCAAAAGCATGGCTAAAAAGAGAAGAGGACAGATTAGAAAATAATCCTCACTTGTTGTCAACCAGCAAGGGTGCCATGGCTTCTGCAGCGATGCCATTGGCATATGCAATTATGAGGTATAAATCTGAAGTTTCGGATTATGGCCGTACCAAAGCCTTCACTTTAGAAATGCTGAAAAAATTTGATATTTCCCAGAAACCACTTTGCGATCTGAAACGGACTGATTATGCGAGTCATGCTTTACGTCGCAGAGATGGTTATAAAAATGAAAGTTATAAATTAGATCCGGTAGAACCCAGTACGATCCTATTTGAATTTCAATGCATCAAATCCGTCCTGGATCATGCTGAACTGCTTTGGGGTGTGGAAGTTGATTTTAATGAATATGAAAAGGCCATTAAAGGTTTAAGAAAATCCCGTGTTATTTCTGAATCTGAAGAACGTGATCGATTGCCGACTTCAAAAGAGCTGCAAGATCTGACCACTTTTGGCTATATCGATTTTCATCTGCGTAATCATTCCAGTGTGCCAATTCATCTGATCATGTGGCTGGATATTTACACAGGAAGACGGCTGGGCGAGTTGTCACGGTTAAAAATTGAAAACTTTGATCGTGAACATAAAAAGTGGTATTTGGAAGCGGTGAAACATCCGACCAAGAAAACGAATAATAAGTGGTTTGTAGTGTCTGACCAGGCATTAGAAATTATTGATCTACTGCTGCAGCCAGAGATCCGTAATCGTATGCTTAAACGTGGCGGTGATGAATCAATGCTGATTCCATGCCATGAAAACAATATTGCGAAGCAGTGGCAGAAAATCAAGAAACAGGCGGGCATCGATGACCTGCGCTTTCATGACCTACGGCATGAGGCTGCTACACGTTTGGCAGAACAAGGACTGACTATTCCACAGATTCAGCAATATACGCTACACGACGACTGGAACAGCCTTAAACGCTATGTGAATCTGGATATTATTAGAAAAGAATTATTAAATTTCTCAAATGCTATGGATGGAACTGCAAGTATTGAGTTGTCTAAAATATTAAATATAAAAGATTTTTGAAGTTGAATAAGAAGAATTAAAACACTCTTAGGAATATTAAATTAATGTTGTGATTGTTGCATATAATGTATAAAATGTGGCCTGCTTTAACTTAGGAGAAATAATTCTCCTAATTTTTTATCTGAAAAGATAGGAAAAGTTATATATATTTTTGTTATCTGTGGATAACCTGGTTGACTTTTGTGCAGCTGACCTAATATAAAGGATATAGACATGATTCATGGTGTAAAACTTGAAGACTTGACCGACGACGAAAGATTAGGTCTTGAAGAAATTGTGAATGATGCTTACGACAAAATCTTAAGTGCAGCAAATATTGTTTTAAGTCGTTGTCGTAAATCCCTAAATATTAATTATCTTAGAAAAGAAAATCCTACTCTGACTGAGATTTTGAAACAAATGCAAGAGATTTCAGGTCTTATGCAAAATCTTAATCAAGCTGGATATGTAACTTTTAAAGCAGAAGAATATGTAAAACACGTACAAGACATCGTTGAAGCTGTGGAATCTGGTCATACAGAGGATCTAGAGCGTCATGTACGTGAACTTAACCAAAGGAGCTTCCTATGAGTCGTTTAGAATTGCAACTTACCCTTGCTAAATTACAAGCTGCTACTGCTAAATTAGATCAGCTAACTAAGCAGTGGGATGCCGCTATGGCAACGCATGATAAGCCGCATAGCCAAGCCGCATGATACGTAATTAATTAAATTAATTAATTAGTTCAAAAAAAGGTCTCTAAATAGAGGCCTTTTTGCATTGCTGAAGCCATAAAAAAAAGCCTCTATTTAGAGGCTTTGATGAAATTATATTTACCAATATGCTTTCCCATACTTTGATGAATCTGTGTGATGGATCTCTACACGCATTCCACGATTTTCAAGTTGCTTAATATAATCATCTGTTTCCAGTTGATCAGTTTTTGCAAAGTATGGCAAATCTAAGGCAATATAATTATTTCCCGCCTTCATTTGTCGTTTGATACCGCTTTCAATTTGTTTGCGACACTTTTCAAATGTTCCAACGCCAGCCATAGTCTTTTCCTTTTATTTACTATTTAAACTAAGTTATTACGATTTTTTCTCATCGAGAAGTTTTGCAAGTAGTACTGCACCAGTCCGTATACGATTTGCCATTTTTGTGACATTGGCTTCGTCATAAGTGGCCATGTTATCCCTGAATTTTGGAAGTGGGGGACTCATACCTGCTTTCATATATTCAGCATTGATATGAGACACAATGTGACCTTCCAGGCTGCGTTTAAAATTTGGGTCTTTAAGCATTTCAATGTGAGTCATTGGCTGGCTCCATCTCAATTACTTCACCAGTAAATTCACGGGAGCCTGGAGTGGCAAATTTTTCAGTTGTTCCGTATTCTTTTCGAAGGTAAGCATTAAAAAACTCTGGCTTATCCATTACGCGAAATCCATCTGGTAAGGCATCCTGAGCCTTTTTAAATATCAACTCAAGCGTAGATCGAGTAGGATACTGGCCCACAGGAAGTGACATTGTGACGACTGCCTGTTGCCCAGATTCCTCTTCAACCGCATAAACCTTCATTTCGATTTCAATTGGTGCATTCATCTTCATTTACGCCACCATCGCCTTTTCTTTAATTTTATTGAAGGTCTTTGAATCAAGTTCTTTTTTTGCCACACTAAAGAAACGGATCGCCAGCTCTTGATCAGCAGCTTTATTCTTTTTCATGACCTTGGCATCTACGTCCAGCAATGAGATAGTCTGATTGACGCGGGTGCTCATGGTTTTGACTTCACTCAAATGAACATTGAACAGGGCAATACTGTTGCCATTCGTGCATTTGTCTTTTGATTCGATTAAGCCTTCACGTTTTGCTTTGAGCTGGTCACGTAGATCCGTTAAATCATCACGACTGAATTGTTGGCTCAGTTGCAACGGGCTTTGGCTTAAAAGAGTTTCTTGTGCGTGTTCGAGTTTCATTTAGACAGCCTCCAGCTGCAGTAATTTAAATTCCAGATCAGCACAGCGCTGAGTCAATTCATTAAACAAGGATTGGCCATGAGCAAAGATATACAGACCAAATTCAGACATATTCAATAAAGCCGGATCATTCAGACTTCTTGTCTTAATTTGAAAAAGTTCTTCCTGGCTGATCAGTCCAAGATCTAAAAGCACTTTGTAATATGATTCCAGATCCTTGATAGCCACATTTACTTTCACATCAGATGGGGCACACATAAAAGGCTGCCCGTTATAAAGTCTGCCAAAAACTCGACCATCTTCAATCTGGTCTATAGTGCCGCTGCCATAAAAAGGATGACCTGAAAATTCTGTACTGCTTTCAGAAATAAAATTCACAGTTACATGGTCGCCAGTATTCATACCGTCTCCAGTTTTAATAATCTGCGTTTCGCATTTTGGGCGCTGCTGTATTTACGCTGGCACATAATGCACAGGTGGTCATTGCCATCTTTTCGAATTGAAAAAACCTGCTCTCCATGATGTTTGCAACGACCCTGAAATTTTTTAAGGCCCGCTTCAAAGGCTTCTTTACGTGCATTTCGATTGAACAAAACCCGGCTTTCATCTGAAGATGTATCTGGAATAAAGACCGGCTCAACCTTGGGCTTTCTGCCTCTGGATTTGGCTTCTTTTTCCCGATGTTCGGCATGAGCCTGTTCGACACTGGCTGTCATGACATCTCTAAGCGTAAATTTAAAAGGCTGTATACCTTTTGCCTGGCATTCTTCGACATAGAGTGAACGGCCAAAACTGATTTGTTCCGGTTCTTCTTTGCCCTGGGCTTTTAAGAATTTGGCCACTTCAGCTTCCAGTGCTAAAGATTGGGCTTTTTTTGGAAAAATATCGTGGTCCAGATTAGTGCGCATACTGCCCCCTATTCATTGCCTTGTGATCGTGTTGAGCCAGTGCAGTCTGTCGGTCAATGTACACAGCAAGATCTGCTAGATTGACCATCCATGCAGCTTTATTACCTTCACCCATGCGTAAAACGGGAAAAGGTAGTTCTTGAGTGACAGCCTTGCGTTTTGCGATAACCATGCTCATTTGAGGAAAGAAATCTTTTACTACTGCCTCAAGTGAAACAGTAGGTGACATATAGCGAAGTACCAGCAACGTATAGGTCGGTAGAACAGCAGGTGTATTTTTCATTTCATCACCTTTAATTCAGTTTTAATGCGTTCAGCAGTGGCACGATCCACAGTAATTGGAACTGCATGATGGTCACGCATATGGAAAGAAACGATGTGAGTACCTGATTTTTGACGGAAGACCACATTGTTTAAATTACTTAAATTGATCATGTGGACATCATGATGAAGGTCGGTAATTTCTAGCATTAGCGTTTCTCCAATTTCTCAAATAACGCATCTGACTGGGCTTTCAGGTTCTTTTGCAGCTTGTACGATTTGTAAAAAAATCCTGCTACGACAATGACCATTCCAATCAAAGGTAGTGCAACAAAAAGAAAAGCAGTTACATGGCCAAGATGGATTTCCATTAAGAAACCTCCCGAATTGAAAGTAATGCGGCATCCAAGTACTTGATTTCATCGGAGATGCGATCTGGGTACTTCTCATTCATTTCTTTAAGCCAACATTCACAGCATTTTTCAGGATGATGTTCGCAGCCATCAATGTCCTGGCGTGGATGATTGTTCATGCGGACTCCTCAATCATTTGGGAGCGGACGGCATGAGCAACTTTATCTAGCCAGACAGCTTTTTCAGATAAGCAAATGAATTCGTAATCCAGGGCAGCATTGATAAATGCATTTGCCTGGGCAATTGCACTGTTAAATTCAAATGGACTATTCGCAGCAGCAATAGATTGAATGGCACTTTGGATCTGAGTGATGGCCTTTGATTTGTAGAAATCGAAGTCTTGAATTTTTGGTTGTGCAAAGTCAGCAGCAAATAAGCGACTTGTCACGATTTGATCGAAGTTATTTTGATTTGAATTACGCATAAAAAAACCTACTGAGTAAAGTTTGTTTTTATAAACTAACTTTACTCAGTAGGAGTGTCAATAGAAAACTAACTAAAATTTGTTTTTAAGTATTAAATGAACTTTTTGCTAGGTTCAAATTTGCCTACATATTTCCCTTTGTATTCACAGTTTTCTTTAAGCTCAATAATATTGGGCTGAAAGTTTGGGTTCAGGGCTTGTAAGTACATGCGACTGTAATCCTTGACCAGGGCTTTAAATGTTGCTTCATCATCACATTGCGCCACTATCATTTCGCCAGTTTGAACATACTCAATTGGGATATCTGGATCGATACAAATATAATCGCCATCTTTAAAGTGTGGAGCGTTACTGATTCCACGTACTATCATATAGAAACTGTTTTTTCCTGCATTTGGTGGTGCTGGAAGCCATTGATCAATATCGATTTTGTTGACTGACTGAACGTTAGTCCAATTGCCAGCTTGAACATCAGATAATACTGGAAGCATTCTGGCTACTGGTCTGTAATCTTCAACATTCTCAGCATTCTGGACTTCACCATACATAATGAAGTCGATAGTTGTATTTAGTGCTGGGGCTATAAATTGCAAGCTTTCTAACTTTGGCACATTTACATCTTTTTCCCACAGAACTACTGCTGCATCGGAAACGTTTGCAATTTTTCCTAATGCTTTTTGGGTCAGCTTTTTTTCTTTACGCAATTTTTTAATTCTGCTGCCGATAGTGTTCATTTTTAAGTCCTTATCAAAAACTAACTTATATTAGCTATTGACCGGCAAACTAAACTCATATTAAATAATACTTACTTAAGTTAGTTTTTGGGTTGAGTTATGACTAGAGATGAAGCCATTCAATTATTAGATTGCAGCCTATCTGAGCTTGCAGATCGACTGGGTATTACAACTGCAGCAGTTGCAAAGTGGAATAAACAGCAGATTCCACGACTTCGTGAATATGAGATTAGGGCATTGGCTGAAGGACGTACTCCCTATGGGCTTCCAAGTGTTAAGACAAATTTACCGAAAGTGTCTAACTCAATAAATGACTGATTATAGAGATTTTAAACATGAAGCTTAGTAGCCTTGAACGTCGTGATCGTACCGTAATGTCTTTAGAGATGGCATTAAAAGCAGCGGTATATACACCAAATGATGACAGCATGATGTCACGTATTGCCGAAAAGAATTGCTTCAACATTAATACATTTAGAAGCTCGTTAAACCCTTCGACTACTACCCATAAAGCCAACATTTACCATTTGGAAGCAGTTTTGGCAGAAACCAAAGATCCGCGAATTATGGACAGTATTTGTGCCATTCACGGCAAGGCTGCATGGTTTGAGTTGCCAGATCTGCATGAATTAACAGAAACGAATTTTTTGAAAAAAATTGGCAAATTGGCCAGAGAGCAGGGCGAGTTATCCCAGTCAATTGCTGAAGCCATTGCGGACAAAAACATTTGCTCAGATGAATACGATGTCATTCATAAAGACGTAATGGATCTGATCCGTGTCGCGCTGACCTTGCTGGCCATGGTCGAAAGTCATAAAGATTAATTTATATTTGTTGGGGTCACTGTGAGTAAACCAAAATTTCAACTAGATGACGTGAAGGCGCATGCACGGGGTAAATGGGACATGATTTTCCCTCAGTTTGCCATTGCCATGCCACCTAAAAAGCGTCATGCACCTTGTCCCGCCTGTGGTGGTTCAGACCGGTTCCGTTATGACGATAAAAAAGAAATGGGTGATTTCTATTGTAACGGATGTGGAGCTGGTGACGGCTTCGAGCTGATTTCACGCTGTACCCATCTTTCTTTTCCACAAGTCCTGGAAGAAGTGGCTGCTATTGTCGGACTGACAGCTGACACTAAAATCACCGATGCTGACCGTAAACGCTGGAAAAAAGAAGCCGATATGCGTGAGCGTATTCGCCTGGAAGAAGAAGCAAAGATCCAGAAAAATGCTGCACGTAAAGCACAAAGCCTGTGGCGTAGCACCCACCAAGGCAGTGAATGTGCTTATCTGGAGCGCAAGAAAGTGCCAAATTTGGGCTGTCTGATCAATCATGAAGGTGACTTGATTGTCCCATTATTTGATGAAAATGGCGAAATGTGGAACCTGCAATACATCAAATATGATGGTGAAAAAACTTTCCTGAAAGGTGGTCGCGTGAAAGGATGCTTTCACTTTATTGGCACTGTCGAGCTGCAAGATCCAGTCATCTGTATTGCTGAAGGTTATGCCACTGCTGCATCTATTCATCTGGCCACGGGTTATCCGGTGGCGGTGGCATTTAATGCCGGCAACCTGCTTCCAGTGGGGATGGCCATCCAGAAAAATAATCCTCATGCACGCTTAATTTATTGCGCGGACGATGACTCGGCCAAAGAGAATACCGGCCTAAATTGCGCTAATGAAGCTGTGGCTGTAACGGGCGGTATCGTCCTATTGCCAGAATTTAAACAAGGAGCAGCTGCATGAATGAATCACAGCACATGACACAGCCACATTCATATACTGACTTTAATGACCTTCACGTGAATTTCGGATTGGGAGAGGTGAAGGCACAAATCGAATCAGCACTTTCGTCTTTGACTTTTTCCCCCGCACCCCCTAACAACTTCGACAACAATTTTCAGGGGCAAAATCCCGAAATTGAAGAAATTCCTGTTGTTGAGCCAAGTGGGGAGGCGGGTATTTCGCAGGGAAATAATGTACGTGGTGAACTAACACCTGAAGAACAAATGGAAAAATGGCTTGCACGTTTCTGTTTGATTGAAAGTGAAACCAATGTCTGGGATGACTATGGCAAAAAGATCTGGAAGAAAAATGCCTTTCAGACTCTGCTCGGTAGCAAGAAAATATTTGACCAGTGGAATAGCCACCCTAAACGTAAGACTATTTCATCTGATGACGCGAATGGTCGTGCAACTGGTGAAAGTCATGCCAAGGCTAAGGAGATGATTGAGCGTTTCATTATGCTGGAAGGTAAAAAGGCATGTTGGGATACCTATCGTCGTGAACTCGTCGGCACTGATGTGATGAAGGAAAACTGGGCTGGAGCATATGATATGTGGGCCAAGTCTAGAGAAAAACGCATGATCTGGCATGAAGACCTTGTGTTTGTACCATCTATGCATATCACTGAAGGGCAAATTAATACCTATGATGGTATGGAAATCTCACCTCTACTTGATGCTCAGAATCAAATTATTCAGCAGGGCGAAGCATTTGAAAGCTGTACACCTATTATTCACCTGGTGAAGTTTCTGTGTGGTAAAGAAACAGAAGCATATGAATGGCTAATGAAGTGGTTGGCTTATCCTTTACAGCATCCAGGCGCAAAAATGAATACATCCATTTTGCTGTGTAGTGCTGTACAAGGTTCAGGTAAATCCCTGTTCTTTGAGAAGATAATGACGAAGATCTATGGTGATAAATACTCTGTCACTTTGGGGCAAAATGGTCTTGAATCCATTTATACCGATTGGGCTGAAAGAAAGCTTTATTGTCTCTTTGAAGAAATATTTAACAATAAGTCCAAGTTCGGCATGATGGGTCTGATCAAACATATGATCACTGGTGAAAAGATCCGGATTGAGAAAAAGTTTATGTCGGGTTATTCGCAAAATAACCACATTAACTGTGTATTTTTATCCAATGAAGTGCAGCCTCTGGCTATTGAAGAGCGTGATCGAAGATTCCTGGTACTGGAACCAAATCAGAAGCTCGGTCATAAATTGAAGGGTTTGGTTGAACAGTGTCTTGAGCCAGACAGTAATGCCATCAATGCATTTTATACCTATCTGTTATCGATGGATCTAAGTGACTTTACCCCTTATACAGAACCACCAATGACTAAAGCTAAACAGAAAATCATTCAGTTTGGTTTGCCAGGATGGAAATTATTTTTAGATGATTGGCGTGGCGGTATGTTAGAGCATCCATTTGTCTGTTGTCTTTCGGATGATTTGTATATGGCCTATCGGCAGTGGTGTCATAAAAATGGGGAGAAATCCATTCCCTCCAACAAGTTTTTAAACTTAATTGCTTCCGAGCGTGTCGTGGCCAAAGGACATGGACGGATCTATGAGGATGTTGTCACTGGAGCTGGCTATCAGGAAAAGCGAAAAGAGGTGCAAAGGCGCATGATTTTTACTGAGAATCCCCCGAAGGATGTGAAACAAGCTGAATGGCTTAGTGGACAAGTAAAAGAATTTCGTGCTAAGTTAAAAGGAGATCAGGATGTTCCTAACGTACTATAAAATATCAATAATTGTTACGGGTGTTACGGGTCTGTTACGGGCTAAATCGCAACCCCGTAACACTGTCAAAGCCTTACCAACTCTATCTTTCAGGCACCCTGTTACGGCTGTTACGGGCTTATGCACACGCGCGCACGGGAAGAAAATTTCATTATCTAATATATTTATTCAAATTATGAATGAATGTATTTTCCCGCGCGTGAGAAAAAACCCCCGTAACACTCGTAACACCCGTAACAACCCTTGTTTTTATTACATTTATTATTTGTTTACCCGTAACAACCCCGTAACTAATAGACCTTTACCCGTAACAAAGCAATAAATCAACAAGGAATGTGAATTATGGAAAAGTATTTACGCTTATTAAATCCTAAAACAACCAACTTTGATTCGACTGGTGGTGGCAACCATGGAGCTTTGACTGCACAGGATGTATGTGTTGCACTGAGCTATGCCAAGCTTTCCCCACTGCAAGATAACCTGGTACGTCTCAAATCCTTGAATGCGAATACACTGGAAAATGTAGACTCATTCAGTAAATTGCTTACACCGCGATATAAAAGCGTCCTTGAACATCATCAAATTGCAATGGAGTACCATGTGCCTGTGATCCGTACTGCATTGGTCGAGTTCTGCATGGTTCCAGCAAGTTATAAACCTTCTGTCCGTAATCGTGCTCTGTTCGCTGGTGTTCATCATCTGGTTGTTCATCGCTATTTGAATCAAGCTATTCACGCCATTCTGATTGACTTACAAGACGAGCATGCAGCAGCTGCTAAACGCATTTCTTTTCAGCTCTCAAAAACTAACTAAAATTTGTATTTGACACTGAAACAGATTTAAGTTAGTTTTCTCCATAATGAATAACTGTATCTAGCAAGCAATTGAATTTAGCGCTGTAACTTCCCTAAGAGCCGAAAGGCTCTTTTTTTATGGCTGTATGTCTGGCGTGGGGCTGGGCATACAGTTTTTTTTAAAGGAATTGGTTCAATGGGGCAATTAGTTCAAATCCAGGTGAAGCTGACTACACGTCGAGTACTGTTACTTACTGCGCTAGATGCAGTCGATAAAATCATTCATCTGAAGATCACAGATAAATTACGCAATAAGATTCTTAATCGTTCAATCAAATTGGTTCCAGTGGATCATGAAGAAAGCACCTCAGAAAGCTAAACGACCTTGTTCACACCAGGCATGCAGCGGTTACGCAACCAATCAAGGCTATTGCGATAAACACCAAGGCAAGATCAAACAGCGTGATCGTGATCGCGGTACGGCTCACCAGCGTGGCTATGATGCCCGTTGGGAGAAAGAACGCACAGTGTTCCTTGAGTCGAATCCGTTGTGTGTCGATCACAAGAAGCGTGGCTACATCGAAGTCGCAACCGTGGTCGATCACATTGTTCCGCACAAAGGTGACAAGAAACTCTTCTGGGACAAGTTGAACTGGCAGCCACTGTGCAAGCCATGCCATGACCGCAAGACAGCTACAGAAGATCGTGGTGCATGGGTGCCACAGTACACACCAAGCAAAGCAAACCTGAACAGCATCAACCCATTCTTTGCGGGTGATCAAGTCCAGGCAACGACTGGTGTGGCCTTTGAGACCATGCAGTGCAATGAATACGATATCTTCACGGTGATTGAATCGGACAGCAAATCCATTGTTGTGAAAGACTTTGATGAATGGACACATCGCTTGCACCATTCGCATTTCAAGAAAGCCGAAGCTTAATCCTTTCGTACTCTCCACAAGTGAACGGAACTGAGCAGCTCACCTTCGGGTGGGCTGCTTTGCTTTACAACAATAAAAATAAGGAATTGAAATGAAGCATGAAGATTTTGAGCAATATGTCAAAGGCTTGCCAGTGTATTACCGCTTAGTGTTCATACATGGTGAACGACTCTTCAATCGGGATGAATGTGGATATCGGATTGTTTACTTGCAAGCTCTCTATGAGCTGGCATCAAGACCTACTGGAATCATCGTTACATCTGAAAAGCTATCGAAACAACAGCGTGAAGAGTTACTTGCTGAACTTGTTGAAATAGATATCACGGCATTGGGTGATGGTGAACCCAAGTCAATCATCGTTCCAATCGATGAATCATATATTCGTCCAGTTCCACCAAGACTGCAATCACTTGTTAAGTATCCAGAGAGCGATGACCAGGATGATGCACTAACTGATGGTCAGGTCTGGGTCGCCATTGGAATAATGATTTTAATAATTTTAATTATTTCATTTTGCGCTTTTCCTAGTCCTTGAAGGGGATAGGGGGTCAAAAGTCGAAAAGTGTCGCTTATAAAAGACCGCCCCCCCGTCAAATTTATACATGGTCAAAATTCCATAGGGGGGTATACCTCCAGATTTTATGAAGATTTACTTTTGGAGGTTCCTATGACAGCAGGACGACCGGCCAAATCATTGCAAGAAAAGATTTTAAGCGGTGCACGAATTCGTGATGACCGTGATGCAGATGCTCAAGTGGCAAATGCAGCAGTCGATTTGGGAATGCCACCTTGCCCACGATGGATAAAGGGGGCGGCAAAAAAACACTGGGACGTATTAGGCCCAAAACTGGTTCAGGCCGGTTTGCTGAGTGTGGTGGATGGCGATGTCTTTGGCCTTCACTGCGACAACATTGCAGCCTATGAACAGGTTTGTGAAAAGCTCGAAAAAATAGACGACTGGATTTCTAAAACCCCGAACGGTTTTGAAGTTCAGGCCGCCTGGCTCCAGGTGCGAAACAAACTGCAAGAATTGATTATTAAAACTGCCCGGGAATTTGGCTTAACGCCAGCTGCCCGTTCAAGTGTCAAAGTGGATAAAGCCAAGCAGCTCAGTTTGTTGGGTGCTGACCAAGCCACAAATGTAGACAACGACCCCTATGCGGGATATGTGCCGCGTTCATAAGTGAGTTTCTATGCGTGATTATTTTAAAATCGCGCTCCAGTACTGCCATGACGTGCGATCCGGAGTGCGTACTGCAGGGCAGTTGGAAAAACTTGCAGCCAAACGCTTCTTAAACGACTTGACCCGATCAGGCTATCCAGTGGTATCGGATGATCCAGAACTCGAAGAACTGTTAAAAACCCTGAAAGTTGGGACCAAACCGGCCGATATTCATTTCGATTATACCTTCGATATTGAAAGTGCCAGACATGCCTGTTTCTTTATTGAAACCTGTCCACATACCACGGGGACCCTGGCAAAAATTCAGCCAAACGGCAAACGGCATATGTTGGTCATGGAGCCATGGCAAGTATTCATCACGGTCAATATCTTTGGTTGGTTGAACACGGAAGGGCTGCGACGATTCATTTACTTCTATATTGAGGTGGCCAAAAAGAATGGGAAATCTACTTGGATTGCAGCCGTCGCCCTGTATATGGCTTTTATCGATGGTGAACCAGGCGCTGAAGTCTATTCAGCTGCCACTTCGCGCGAACAGGCCAATATCATTTTTGGTACGGCCAAGACGATGGTGGATTACTCACCGTTTATGCGTCAGCGTTTTGGTATCGAAACAGCGCAATATTCTATTTTTCAGTCGTCTAGCAATTCGGTCTTTAAGGCGTTATCTCAAGATCGGGGTGGGACTAAGGATGGCTTGAACGTCCATATGGGCGTAATTGATGAATTACATGCGCATAAAGATTCAAGCATGTATGACATTGTTGCCGATGGTATTGCCGCTCGGGATCAGCCACTGGTCGGGGCAATCAGTACTGCCGGTGATGACAACCTGGGCGTGTGTTACCGCGAACGTTCTACCGTAGAAAACGTATTACGTGGCAAGGCCAAGCATGAGCAGTACTTTGGCATGATTTTCTGCCTTGACCGTGGTGATGACTGGAAGGACCCGAAAAACTGGCCAAAAGCCAATCCAAACTATGGAATTTCGGTCACGACCAATTATCTGGAAGCGAAATTCAAGAAAGTATTGATTTCACCATCCTCAGAAGCCTTTTTCCGGCAAAAACATTTGAATGAATGGGTTGGTGCGTTGAATGGATGGATTTCACCTTCGGTCTGGGAACGTTGCTACAAAGATGTCAAATTAAAAGAACTGGATGGCCAGATCCGCTTCGGTGGCTATGACCTGGCAAGCCGTCTGGATTTGGCAGATTGGGGTGAATTGATTCCACGTATGGAAACCGATGGCAAGATTCACTGGTATGCCTTTGTACATTCTTATATTAATGAGCGTGTTCTGGAAACCAAAGAAGCCATTAACGGTGAAAAACGCCCAGATGAATATCCGGTATGGCGTGATAACGGTTGGCTGATTGCCACACCAGGTGAATCTACCGATTACAAACGCATTCAGCGTGATATTGAAGATGCCCATATCAAGAATCCGTTCTATGAAATTGGGCACGATCCATATCATGCGGAGCAATTGACCGCAAATCTACTGGATGAAGGTGTCAATGTCGTTGAAGTGCCGCAAAAAACTGAGCATTTAAGTCCTGCCATGCGCTGGATTGAAGTGCTGATGGCAGAAGGTCGTTTTCACCACTGTGGTGATCCGGTGTTTACCTGGTGTGCAACTAACGTTGTGGTGAAAGAAGACGCTAAGGAAAATATTTTCCCGCGAAAGATTTCATCTGCAAAAAAGATTGATGCCATGGTGGCAATCATCATTGCTGCATCACGTGCACGTTTTCATGATGATGAATCGGTATTCGAGTTGGTACCAGGTGAAGACAATGGAAATATTGATGACTGGCTGGATGACATGATTAAGGTAGCGAAGCGATGAGTAAAAAACGCGATAAACCAAAGATTCGTGATAAAACAAATCGCGATAAGCTCAAGGTGCGGGGAACCGGACCAATGCAAGATAAAACGGGGACGACTATTGTAGATCGTCCCCGTTCTAGTTTTAAAACTGCTAAACCGGTGTCATTTGATAGTGCAATGACACTTAGTGCAGTTTTTGCATGTGTCAAAATTCTGACTGAATCTGTGGCCACTTTGCCATTGCAGATGTATCAGCTGAATACGGATGGTACCCGTACTTTGGTTAAGGATCATGATGTAATTCGGCTTTTGTATAACAAGCCAAACCGCTACCAGACGCGAGTTGAATTTTTTGAACAGTTAATGCTGAACCTGGTGGCAGGGAATGCTTATGTCAAAAAGGATTTTTCAGGTAAAAAACTGGTCAGCTTGCAGGTCATCAACTCTGGATCTGTAGATCCGAGTATTCGTGATGATGGTGCTCCACTGTACAAATGCAAAATTGGCAATAAAACAGTTGAATATACGGATAAGGAAATCTGGCATATCAAATTATTTGGTACCGGTTTCGTTGGAATGTCACCAATTGCTTATGGTGCTCAGTCTATTGGTGTTGGGCTTGCCGGAGTGGAAAAGACATCACGCTTAATGTCAAACGGTGCCAAACCGACTGGGGCATTAAAAACTGATAAATACCTCAAGAAAGAACAGCGTCAGGCCTTACGAGAAGAACTAGATATCCTGATCAATGGTGATGACGGAGATCTGGCCGTACTCGAAGGCAATATGCAATTCGAGCAAATTAGTCTGACTCCAGAAGATCTTGAATTGATTGAAATTCGAAAATTATCAGTTGAAGAGTCCTGTCGTTATTTCGGTGTCAATCCGATTCTAATTTTCAGTACAGATTCGAGTACGACTTGGGGTAGCGGTATTGAACAGCTGGTTGATGGCTTTCATAAATTTGGATTACGTCCATATCTGGAACGTATTGAAGAAAGTGCCCGTATTCACTTATTGCAAAGACATGAATGGGATGAATATGAGTTCGAATTCAAGACCAAAGAATTGTTGAGAGCTTCTTATCTTGAGCGAATCAAATCGAATAAAGATCGAATCCTGTCAGGTCAAGCAAGTCCTTATCAAGTCCAGATGGAAGAGGGTGAAGTCGCGGATAAAAATTCTGACTTTATTTTGGTTCCTGTGAATATGACTACTGCTGAACGTATGAAAGAAGGTACTTATGGAGCGAAAGCTGATGAAAAATAAACTGCATGTGCGGAATAAGTTTTCGCCAAATATACCGAAAGTGCATTGTCGCCGAATGCCTGTCGTTGCAGAGAACTTACGTTTTATCAATAAAGATGAAAAAACAGGCGTTGTGAAAGTGAGTGGTTATGCAGTCAAGTGGGATTCCATCAACTATCACGGTGAAAAGTTTATCCGTGGTGCATTTGCTGAAGTCTGTGCTGCTTTTGCTGCAGGAACCAAGAAAATTCACGCTTATTACAATCATGGCTGGCGTTTATGGTATGTCGATGCGCAGCTGGCCATGCGAATTGGTAAATATACGGTCTTAAAGGAAGATGATACTGGTCTTTATATTGAGCTGGAATTTACACCAGGCTTGGGGATTGCTGAAGATGTTGCAGCCATGGTTCGCCATGGAACAGTAGATGGTTTTTCAATTGCCTTTTATCCAGTCGGTGATTTGGACTATGACGATAAAGGCACACACGTTGAGATCCGTCGCGCTGATATGTATGAAATCAGTGTGGTAGATGAACCTTCTGACGATGCAGCACGTGTCATCAACGATGCCACGATTCAGGCCATTAATTCGGATGATGATGCTGAAGAGTTATTGCGTTCCCTGGGCTTGCATGGTGACTATTCGAAAAAACTGATTGCACGTTTAACCGATGTGCATAAGCCACAAGAAGATCCACCACCAAAAACTGAACCTAAAGCAGATCCTTTCGCATTTCTAGATAACCACTGATCTGAACATTTAACTTAAAACATAGCCCGCATTTTTGCGGGTTTTTCATTTTCTATGCATGGAAAAAACTATGAAAGCACTTTCAAAAAGCACGATGGCAGTAGCAATTTCAACTATGGCCAATCAAAACCCTGCTCCTTTAAAGGGTCTACTTACCCGTGATACAGCACAATTGGATCAGTTAGCGATTCAACTGCGTGACCGTGTAAGCCAAATGGATACCTTGCTTGAGCGTTATCGCGACCGTTTATCTGCCCTGGATGAATTACCAGATGATTTGAAAAAAGATCTGGAAGAGCGTTCGAACAAAATTAAAGAAGTTGCCGGCCAGGTTGAAGAAATCCAGCAACAATTGGTGGATGGAGTTCATGAGCGCAACAAAGGCCAGCAAGATACCATCGCTGCAGCCCTGATCCGTAACAAGGATGCAGTCGATTATGCCAAAACGATGCACACTCGTAGCGGCAATAAAAAAGATGCAGTGGTATTTGAAGGGCTGAATGCCCGTAATGTGATTACCTTAGGCGGTATGGGTACCAATGCGGTTTTTGCACAAAACGATTTGAATCGTACTGCACGCGCCATGCCTTTATCTGTCATTGATTTGATTAACTGGGGAACCACACAGGAAGCGGTGGCTTACTTCTTGCGTGAATCCACTTATGAAATCATGGCTGATATTGCACCAGAGAACACTGATAAACCTGAATCTGATTTCGAATTCGGTGTAATCAGCTTAAACGTTGGTGTGATTGCGCATTGGATTCGTGCATCGAAACAGGTTTTAGCAGATATGCCGGCATTGGCAAACTATCTCGAAACCCGTATGGCTTATGGTGTTCGTTTTAAACTTGAATACTATGTCGTAAATGGACATACACCAGCACAGGGCCAGCAAAAAATCTTTAGTGGACTGCTTGAGCCTTTAAACCATCAATCAGTGACAGTTGATGCTACTGATACAGCAATTGATGTCCTCAACAAAGCAAAATATGAAGCTGCAGCATCTTACGTGTTACCAGATTCAATTCTGTTGAACCCGAAAGACTGGGGTGCAATTGAACGCATTAAAGGTACCGATGGTCATTACATCTTTGGTGCACCTGGTGCTGCAGTTCAGCCTGTACTTTGGGGGCTGCCAGTTGTATTTGCTGCGTCTATGCCAGAAGGCAAATACTGGGTCGGTAACTTGGCACTTGGTTTTGATGGTTTGATTCGTGAAGATGTCAATATCACGGTATCAACTGAAGATGGTAATAACATCACGAAAAACCTTGTCACTATTCTTGCTGAAATGCGTGCAGCCGGTGCTGTAGTTCTTCCTGAAGCATGCGTTGCTGGTGATCTTCCAGAAGTCGTTGCTCCAGTTGAAGATCCAATCATTCCCTAATTGATTGATGTGAAAAAAGCTCTCATTTGAGGGCTTTTTTTATACCTCTTTTTCCGTCAAAAAAAGGCTATTTTCATGAGCGAAGAACTGGTCACACTTGAAAGCGCAAAGTTTCAATTGCGTGTACTGCACAATCGTGAAGATGCACATATTCGATTGCTCATTAAAGCAGCTTTAAAACATATCGAAAACTTCCTGGATAAACCTCTGGTGGATGTTTGTGTAGATGGTGTGCTGCCTGAAGATCTGCAATATGCAGCCCTGCTGATTATTGGCGACCTCTATAACAACCGGGAATCTCAAGTGGTTGGCACCATCATGACCACCAATAAAACCCTGGAAAACTTGATGATGTCTTACCGCAAAATGGGAATTTAATATGTCAAAGCGTTTAATAAAAAAAGCATCAATGCATTCAATTATTGCTCAAGAAAATGCATTGAAAAAGGTTCTGGTTTTTCAAGAGAAGATGAGAGAAGGCGAAGTTGTAGTTTCAAAAGGCTGTATCAATGAGCTTCTTGCCGATATTGAACATGATCTTAAGGAATCACTCGATTGGACAGCAGGTATTCATGAGCTGGGAGACTAACATGCCAAGAACATTCTTAGAAAAATTTGCATGTTCAACTGCTGCTGTATTGGCAGATGTCGTAAATAAGCATGCAGAACGCAAAGGTTTAGAAATTTTAAGCATTAGCATAAATGTGGATAAAGAAGCTCGATACCGTTACGAGGCTATTGTTTTATTTGAAAAGCCTGTGGTTTTTGAAATAGAACTGCCGAACATCATTTCAGGTCCTGCGATTTCATCCAGTCATTAAAAATAGGAACAGGTGATTTATGCAAATTGGCAAATTAACCGATTATGTCGAAGTGCAAAAAAAGGCCATTGTTCAGGCAAAGGATGGATCTGGTGATCGGGTGGAAGGTTATGTCACCGAATTTCCAGTCTGGGCTGATATTCAGGGTGTGAGTGTCAGTGAGTTTATCGGTGCTCGAGCCAATCAGGTCAAAGTCAGTCATCGTATTGTGATGCGTTTTAGCGATGTTCCAAAAAATATTCAGTGGCAAGATTATCGACTGCTTTGTGATGAACAGGTTTATAAAATTATTGGGGCATTGCCCGATAATAAATCTGGCAAGGAATGGATAACCTTGGCCTGCGAGAGTGGGAGCGCGGTATGGTTAGAACCAATTTAACAGGGCTTGATGAAGTCCTTAAACAAATGGAAAAAATGAGATTAAACACTCAAAAAAAACATGCACGTAAAGCAGCTCGTAAAGCAGCTAAAACACTTCAAGATGCTGCTAGGGAGAATGCTAAAAAAATTGATGATCCTGATACCAGTGCTGCCATTCATAAAAATATTGTCATTCGATCCGGTAAAACCAAAGATAAAGGCTCAATTAAAGTACGAGTCGGGGTCAAAGGTGGGGGTGAGTTTTGGAAAACTAATAAGAAGATGCAGCGTAAAGGCAGGGGGCGAATAGCAAGTCCTTATTATACTCCTTTGACCAATGATACCCGGCATTTCTGGCTGGTCGAATTTGGAACTGCAAAAACTGCTGCTCAACCTTATTTGCGTCCAGCATTCGCTGCAAAAAAAGGTGAGGCTGAACAGATTTTCACTGAAGAATTAAAGAAAAGCATTTTAGAGGATATTCGAACATGATCATTATTCCTCTAGAGGAACTTTGTGCTGCTGAACCCTTATTACGAGGTCTACTGACAGACAGTGTCGGCTTGAAAGTCGCTGAGTTTGATGCAGATCTCAATCAAAGCCCACCTTATGTTTGCTGGCAAATTATTCATGCTGAAGGGCAGCACTATTTGTCCGATCCATCCGATATGGATGAAGCCTTGGTGCAGATAGATGTTTACAGTAAAAGTAAGGCAGAAAATCGGCAGATTGCCAAATTGTTGAGAACTGCTATTTCAGAACATTGTTATGTTGAAAACTTTACTGGAAATGAGCGTGATCCGTCAAATTTATGGCGTATTCGCCTAGACACCCGATGGTTTGAAGAATCTTAAATTATTAATCACATGACCGCCTTTAAGGCGGTTTTTTTTGGAGTATCAAAAATGTCGCGTCGTACTCAAGGCAGTATGTTGTGGATGGTCGTTCAGAAATCATCTGATCCGGCTCTATTCGAACTGGTGAAAATTGGTTGTCCGACCGATATTAAGCCAGGCACCGATTCAAAAGAAAAAATTGAAGATACGTGTTTGGAAGAGGAACACAATAAAACGTATCTCGAAGGAGGTGGTTTATCCGATACCGGTACCGCTACATTCGGAATTAATGCAGATCCGACCAATGCAAGCCATGGCCGCTTATATGATATGCAGGATAGCGGTGAATCTGCAGTGTTCGTTCAGGGTTGGCCAGGCAAGAAACGTGGCACAGTCAAGCACATTGTTCCTGTTCTTGATGAAGCTACAGGTGACTTGACACTTTCAAATCAGCGCAGCTGGACCAAGTTCAAAGGTTATGTTGAATCATTCCCGCTGGATTTTGATGCCAATACCATTGTGAAAACCACAGTGACTATTCAGCGTCAGTCAAAAGTTGAATGGATTCGTGAAACAGCGGTACCACAACCACCAGAACCACCAGTTGAACCTTAATTCAATCTCTATATTGCCCCTAGTTTTAGGGGCTTTCTTTTCTGTTAATTGGAAACTGCCATGATTTTAGACCCGAAAGCATTACAAGCAAAAATTAAGCAAAATATTAATCAGCTCCCCGTTCTGGTTGATGTCAAATTTATTGAACAGGGTGTAGAAATCCCTGGTCAGGTTTATGTCAAAAAAATAAGTTATACCCATGCCGATGAACTAGAAAAAGCCTATACATGGAAGCCGCATGAAGAAGATGAAGGCCTTGTGCAGCTTGATAAAATTGATGTACCACGTTTAAAAGCTGCCCATATTTTTGCCACAATTTGTACTGATGAAAAAGGTACGCCATTTTTTGAAAATATTGAACAGGTGTTCCAGTGTGGTCCAGATATGTGCCGTGCCTTCTGGGATGCATCAAATAGTATTAACCTGTTCTGGGGAAAGTCAGTGACGAAGAGTTCGAACGAAACGAAATCTTTGCAGAGCTCGCAATCCACGGAATCTGTGGAAACAGCATCACCGAAATCAAAAGCAAAATCTCACAGTGGGAATACGCCTTCTGGCAAAACTACAGAAACAAACGCGGAAGCCTGAATTTTGCATTAAGGCTAGATGAATCCCTTGCTGAATTGAAGTTGATGGCCATGCAAAGCAATGGTGTCACTGATGTCGATATATGGGATTTCTTGCCTTATCACGATGCACCAGAGCTGACATTTGAAGCTGCTTTTGCTCAATATGGTGGTGATGAGGATTAAATTCTCAACAAAAATCTAACTAAACTTAGATTTTTGGTGTATATTGGCAAAAACCGAAAATGAAATTGACAAGATGTGCAATCCAAGCTACTTTAAAAAGGTACTGGCAAAATCCAGTGCTTGGGTTAGCGTCCAATCAATTTCAAAAGGTCAAAATGACCGCATTCGCGGTTTTTTATTGTCTATCACTTTTTACAGCCTGTAAAAAGTACCCCGCTATGGTGGGTTAGGCAGGAGCACTTCGGTGCGCCAGAACCTTTTGACTGGTAACGCTAATCCTGCTTAACTCGCCACCCAATTTATTAGCGTGAATTTGGTGGTGAATGTTCCTCTTATCAAAAGGAGTATTCATCATGAATGCTATTTCAACTTTTACGTTTCACGAATCTCATAATGTCCGCGTTCAGCTAATAGATGGCGAACCGTGGTTTTGTTTGTCTGATGTATGTAAAGTTCTAACAGTGGATCGTTCCTCAGACTTAATTAGAAGCTTGGATGTAAAGGGTGTGGTTAAAAACCCAACCCCTACAAATGGTGGTAAACAGCAGCTTAATTATGTCAATGAACCTAATTTGTATCGGGTGATTTTCCGTTCGAACAAGCCAGAAGCAAAACAATTTCAGGACTGGGTTTTTAATGATGTTTTACCGACAATTCGTAAAACAGGTCGTTATGAAAAACCAGTACCGCTGCACCGTGAATATTTAAGCAGCAATGACATGCAGAAAATAAAACGACTTGTTTTACTTTGTTCCCAGTATGTAGGTCGTAAAGATGCTTTTGTGAAAAGTGTGCATTACGCTTTACGTAAAGCAACTGGAGTGCCATCACCTGCGAAATATGAAGTACAGCATTTACCCATTTTAGCAAAGGAGTTTCAACGGATTTTTAGTATTGTTGAGCCTTACTTCGATGCACGTGCAGATTGTGAAAATATGATCATGAAGCATTTGATTCGTGATAACGCACCGCATCCCATATTAGATGAAGCTTTGACTGAACTGAAAAAAACAGTAGATGACTACGCGTTAGGGAAAAAACAACTTTTGAGTTCTACATTTAATACAGATTGTTTGGCTCTGATGAGTCGATAGGGTCACGAGATAAACTATTTGCATTTATAGTTCAAAGTTGCTTACATTCTAACCTCTTATTATTAAGGGGTTAGAATGTATGGCTAAAGTATTTCATATATTTATTATTTTTATTGCGGTAGTTTTTATTTTAGGTATGTGTGCAAAAAAAGATAAGAACTATGATGCAAGACAAAATATAATTGCCGACGAAATTAGGGCGCAGAATCTTGTAGAAAATTATTTGAAAGATCCAGACTCTGCTAAATTTAGAAATATGAATGGTAAGTGTGGTGAAGTAAATTCAAAAAACAGTTTCGGTGCGTATACCGGTTATAAGAGATTTTTCGCTACGCAAAGTTTAGTAATTATTGATGATGTAAATGAAGATCGCTCTACATTTGAAAAGATTTGGAATGATATGTGTAGGTAAGTTGGTTAAGTAGTTTAAATCCCTGCTATTGCAGGGTTTTTTTATGCCTGGAGAAAAGTGATGTCAGGAAGTTTAGGTGTTTTAACTCTCGATCTGGTTGCAAAAACCGTCAATTTTGAACAGCCACTAAAAAAAGCAGAACAGCAGGCCGGTACTTCCAGTAAAAACATTGTTTCTTCAATGGAAAAAGTTGAAAAGCAAAGTGAAGCGACCAGCCGGGCGATTGGAACTTTTGGAACCACCTTAAAGGCATCACTTGCAGCAGTTTCTATTGGCAGTGTGGTGCGTATTGCCGATGAATATACTCAAACTGCTGCACGTATTTCTCAGGCTACTAAAAGCACTGCAGAATATGACATGGTGCAAAAGCATCTGTATAACACAGCGAATGGTACTTATCGTGCATTAAAGGAAGCTCAGGAAGTTTATTTAGCCACATCGGGTGGTCTACAAGAATTAGGTTATAACACTCAACAGGTTCTGGCTATTTCAGATTCTTTATCCTATTCATTTGTACATAATGCGACCGCTGTAGATAAAGCACAGTCGGCTATGGATGCTTATGGCAAAATTTTGGATATAGGCAAGGTTGAAGCTGATGGCTGGATTAGCCTGATGCGTGCAGCCCCGAATATCTTAAATGATGTAGCTAAAGCCACCGGTAAAAGTACGGCCGAGATTCGTAAACTGGGTGCTGAAGGTAAATTGGCAGCGGCAGATTTACACAAAGGCTTATTACTGAGTGCAGATGCAAACAAAGCTTTAGCCGATGCCATGGTCAATAGTGCTGCTGATGGCGGTCAGAAACTATCAAATGCTATTTCACGAACCGTTGGTGAGCTTAACCGGGGTACCGGTGCGACAGGTATATTTGCAGATGGCCTTGGAATTGTCGCAGATAATATTGAGGTCGTGGCAGGTGGTGTGGCAGTTGCTGCGGCATATATGGCTGGAACTTACTTATCAGCTTTAGGTACTAGTACAGTGGCTGGATATGCCAAAGTTACTGCACATATTGCGGAGGTAAAAGCGCTTCAACTTGCAAATGAAATTACAGCTGTTCGTACTGCTAGAATTGTTCAATCAACTCGAGTTGAATTGGCTAATGCAGAGGCACAAGCTGTCAGAATGACAGGTATGCAACGTGTAGCATTTGTTGAAAAAACTCTTATTCCATTGCGTCAGGCAAATGAAACAGCATTAAAAGCGGATACTATTGCTCAAAATGCGAATAATGCAAGTAAACTCACAGCAGCAAATGTTGGTCAGGGTTTACGTGGCATACTTGGTGGGCCTGTTGGCTTAGGAATGACTGTTGCCACTGTTGCTGCAAGTTATTTATTGCTAAGCAATAATGCAGAAAAGAATACAGTGTCTTTACGTGAAAATAATGGTGCTGTTGGTGATGCTATTCAGAAATACAGTGAATTAAGTGCTATTCAGCGTACAGATCAGATCGCTGCTGAAAAGAAAAAACTTGAGGAGTTGAATGAGCAGTATCGGAAGTCTTCTACAGAACTGATGGTCTATGCAACCAATATGGGCAGTGTTGCAGATGTTCAAACCCAATCCCAAGCTGTACTGTCTCAATTGTTTAGTCAATACAAAGAAACAGGTGATTTAGAGACATTCAACAGAAATGTTCAGAGTTCAGGCCAAATCAGTCAAGATGCTAAAGATAAAGTTGCAAATTTAGCCTCAAGTGTGGAAAAGGTGGGTATTGAGGCCAAAACGCAGAAAGCCTTTATTGGTCAGCTAAATGGTGAGTTCAACAACACACGAGCAGCTGCTAGTGGTGCTGCTGGAGCTATCCGTGATGTAGCTGCTGCAACCAGCGAATATACATCTTCACTGAATAGCAGACTTTTTGATGCTGCCTTTAAAAATGGTGTTATCAGTCGTGGCAAGACCGCAGAAGAAGCCAGTTTATTGTTGGAAGCTTATCGTGAAAACGAAAAGAAAGGCATTCAGGGCGTTACGATTGAGCAGAAAAAACGGATTGCTGAAATCGTTAATCAAGGAAAAATCACTGAACAAAGACGTAAAGCAGAGTTAGATGCTTCAAAATTAGCACGTGCATCAGCAAAATCAGATGCCAGTGAGGCCAAACGTCAGGCTGAAGAAGCAAAACGTCTCAATGAAGAAATTGCTCAACTCAAGTATGAAGTGAACTATCGCTATAGTACTCGTGAAGTTCAGTTGCAATACGATCTTGAAAAGGAAAAGTCTGAGATCAGAAAAGCATTTTCTGATAGTCCGGCACAGATGGCCAATTATCTTGCCTGGGCACAGAAAAAGCATGATGCGGAAAAGCAGCTTTACGAAATTGAACTTGGCTATGAACTCTATGCATTCAAAATGAATGAAGAGGAGAAACTCAATGTTCAACGTGAAATTGAAAATAGACGTATCGGCTTGATGGCTGAGTCATTTAAAGGGGAGCGTGAAACAAGACGTAAAGCTTTAAATGAAGAGCATGAGCGAAATATTGCCTGGGCTAAATTGGAAGTACAGCAGCGGATCAGTGATGCTGGGGAGTCATTAAGGACTGATATTCAGAACCTGGATATTCAATATGATTATGAACGTCGTCGTATTGAATTGAACTCTGAATATGCCAAGGATGAAAAAAGACAGCTCATTGAACTGTCGAAAGCTGCTCAGGATCTTGAAAAGCGTCAGATGAATCAGGATGCGATTGCAAACTGGGGTGGTACTTTCTCTGAAATGACCGGGACTCGTGATCAGTACAGTTTGGATCAAACCCGCTTTAGACGTACTGATGAATCTCAGGATGTATTTGATACATCCATGGCCCTGGCTGAAACAGCTGCTGAACGTGAAGCAATCTGGCAAGCACACCATGATCGGATGCAGATGATTGAGACTGACTGGCAGTCGAAATCAATTGGGCTGCAAGCTGGTTATGGTGCTCAGTTTGCTGGATTAATGCAAGGCATGGTGTCAGAAACATCATCTGCTTATGCAGTGCTGGGCGGTATTCAAAAAGGTGCAGCTTTATTTTCGACAGCAATGAACAGCTATACAGCTATTTCTGCTGCATGGGCTTCAGCACCGTTTCCATATAACCTGCCGGCAGTCGGCATGGCGACCATGGAAACGGGATTACTCCAAGCTGCTGTATCTGCATTGTCACCCCGAGCATATGCCACCGGTGGTCTGATTACGGGACCAGGAACGGGTACCAGTGATGACATTCCAATCCGTGCGTCAAATGGCGAATTCATGATGCGATATGCAGCAACCCAGAAAATCGGGATTGCGGATCTGAACTATATGAACCGCTATGGTGAAATTCCACAGCGTCAAAGTACTGCATTGACTCCTAAAGTGGGGAGTGGGTTGCCGAGTACAGCTGTGAATCAAAAACAGGCTGCACCAAACGTCAATCTGAATCCAAACTTTGTGATTGTGGATGAACGCGAAAAACTCGGGGACTATATGTTTGGCCCAGATGGCAAAAAGGCAATGGTGAAGTTCTTTAAACAGAACCGACGGGAATTAGGACTTGCATAAGCTCACTTCGGTGGGCTTTTTCTTTATTAATTTGAGGACAAAATGAAAATACAAACGTCATATGGCGAGGTGCATGTATTAACAAATTGCCCTCTACTAGATTCAACTGAAAGTCTGGAATGGATGACCGAAGTTCATGAGTCATTTGATGGTAGTGAAGAGCGCTATCCATTACGTGAAGCACCGCGCCAGATCCTGAATTTCAATTACACTCAGCTGCGTAAAGCCATGGGTGATCTGTTCCATATGCTGTATGCCAATTTGCGCGGGCAGTGGGGTATTCCGCTGCGCCAGGTAAAACGAGTCATTCCAGATATTGTGGATGATGATTACATCATTCTCGATGTAGCAGACACCATAGCCGACCTTAGAGTCGGTTTTGCTTTTATTGAGAGCAGTGAGGGTGGTCAAGTGGTCGAGATTATTGAACGCGGCCGCTACATCATTATTCAGGAAGAAATCCGAGACCCGGAAACGGATGAAGTGATTCAGGAGCTAATCACCGAATACCAGGATGGCTTTCGACTGTCTACAAATGTGACTGTGACCAATGCCGTGATTATGCCACTGCGGATCTGCATCATCGATGGGGATGCCTCAATCAATGCCGGCGGTTTCTGGTCCAATGCTTCAGTTGTTTTTCGAGTACTGGCAGAAGATTTACCAGAGCATGAAGGTGATGTGCCAGAGCAATACAAAGGCAATGACCTGTACTGGAAACCATTGATCCTAGATGGTAGCTCACTGGAAATGACATTGACTCAGCATCAAAATATTGTTGACGGTGCAGTAGGTGGTTTTCAGCAGTATACCCATCATGCAAAACCCAAGTATCTCAAGCCGTTTACTTCGGTTTTAAAAGACTGGTCAGAGTTCAATGCTTATCGCCGGTTCTTGTTCCGTCGATCTGGCCGGTCCCGGGCTTTCTGGATGCCGCTGTATGAAAAGCATCTGAATATTTTAAATACCGGCAACATCACCACCAGTTTAAGCACCAATACAAAATACATCGTTGAAGCCGACCGTAAACATATCGCAGTCAAGCGCAAGGATGGCACCTGGTCAGCGCATCAGATTACCGGCCGGACTGGTGGCTCACTTACTGTTTCACCGGCAATCAATGTGCATCGAAACGATATTAAAACCATCTGTTATTTAGGGCTGCATCGCCTGGATGCAGATCGGATTGAATTTCAGTTTTTAGGCGCTGGTAAATCAAGAATTACTGTTCCAATCATGGAGATTGATAACTAATGGCACGTTCAGAACTTTATCAATTTAAGCATGGGGACAAGCAGTGGTTTTTTACCAGTGCACGTAAGGCGATTACTCACAATACAATCACTTATTTTCCGGTGCGCGGTTTAAGCCGTGGAAATATTGAAGATGCCGATATTGATAAGTGTGAAGTCGAGCTGACTTTTCCGCATCCATATCCACTATTCAATGATGCAGATGACAGCTTTACCCAAGTGTTCTTAAACAAGATTTATCTGGAATCAGTGTATTTCACCCTGATTGAGCTGGATGGATCTGAATCACTGGTGTTGTTTAAAGGCCGGGTGACGCAACCAAAATTCGATGACCGTGATAATACGATGACGCTTGTCTGTTCGACTGCAGAAAGCTTTATGCGTCGCAAAATCTTGACCCGTAAATATCAGCGTACCTGCCCAAATACCATTTATGACAAGTACTGCAGCCTTGATTTTGATGAGTGGTCATTTGATGTGACTGTGACCGCGATTAATGGCCTTAGTGTGGCTTTTACGGTGAACCCAACCCAAGTCAAAGATCAGGAAGGTAATCTGGTATTTGAGCAGATTCCGGTACTCGATGAATTGGGTCATCCTGTTTTGGATGAGCTAGGTAATCCGACTTTTGAAAATGGTGATCCAGTCATGGAAACCAAATCCTATCCGTCTGGCTGGCTAAACCGCGGTGTGCTGAAAAAGGATGGCGTGTTCACCTTCATCACTGGCAATGGTGCAAATGGCAGCATTCGCCTGTATCGCCAGCATATCGGCCTAAAAGTGGGTGATGTAGTGCGAGTGGCACCAGGCTGTGATCAGTCACTAAAAATGTGTCATGAAAAATTCAACAACCACAAGCGCTTCGGTGGTCATCCAAATATGCCGACCGAAAACCCGTTAGAAACTCAGTTGATTAAGTAGGATAAAAATGAATATTGATATTTTATTGGCTGGTTTTGATGCGACTCAGTTGCAGCACTTGGGCGCTGTTATTCCTTTAATTGCCTGGGCGATTGGTGCGGCCATTTTTTCTGTTGCAGTTGGTGTGTATACATTCCTGCAAATGCGCAAGATGCAGAAGAAAAACCGACCTAAGCCAAATCAGCTAGATGGCACGATTGCTGATGAAGGTATTTCATTTCACGACATTGCTGGTAGTCCGCATGTGCATGCCAATATTACGGATATCTGGGATAAAACAACTACGCCAATTAAGCAGAAAGGCGGCAAGAAATGAAAATTTATATGTCGGACATTCGAAAAGCAAAAATGTGTTCGGGCGGAACCCGGGCATTTTTTTTGCGACAAGGTTGGGATTGGCAGGACTTTCTTAAAAATGGCCGTGATGCTCAGGATTTCATAAACACAAAAGATGCAATGGCTTTGCAGGTGGTGGAGGTGGCGAGAAATGGGAAAAAGTAGTTCACAGGTTGTTGGGTATCGCTATTATGCAAAGTTTGCAGCTTTTATCGGGAATCGTATTGAGAAACTGATCGGAATCAATTTTGATAATCGAAAATGGGTTATTCACGATCCATTAAAGCATCCCCCAAATTTACTCCCTGTATTGGAGGGTAATCTTTTTGGTGAAAATGAGGGCGGGGTATCTGGAAACGTCGATATTCATTTTGGCTATCCAGATCCAGAGCCAAATGCAGAATATCAGAAATACTTTCCTTTGGTTTCAGGCTATCCATATCAATCATATCTGGTGTTTCGAAGTCTAACAGGCGGTGCGCCTAGTTTGGGAGAAGGCTTAAGCCCGGCAGGCTTCTATCTAGGAAACTCAGGCTACATGAAAGAAATGTTGCTTTGGGTGAAGCGTATTCATGTGAAAAATAATGGTGATGTGCAGTGGTATGATGAAAAATCAGAAATTGGGCAAACAATTAAATATGGCAAGGATGAAGAATTTGCACCGAGCGGATCATTTGTAGTCCCTAGCAGTTTTAGTATACCGATGAATTATTACAGTAAATCACATTTTAGTGAGGGGAGTGGTAGCCACGTTGGTTCAGGAACATACAATGCAAATACCAATGAGATTACCGGATCAATCGACCTTTTGGTTGGCGGTGCAGCATCTGGTGTATTTGATCCAGAGCAATACTGCGAGGCACGATATGATGTTCAAATTCCGGATATCGCTGCATATTTAACGCTTGTTGCTGAGTTTGAATTAAGAAAGCCAGATGATCAGGTGAATGTGATTTGTTCAAGTTTAATCAATTATGACATTGTGCAGATGGATAACCCCGAAACACTCGGGCATAGATATAGATTAACCGCTGTAGTTGCAGCACCTACAAATTTCACACTCCAGCTTATTAGTAAAGTTAGCCGTGGAGTTATGGGGTGCTTCATATCTTTTCTTAGATTTGATCTAGTGAGCGACAAGATTCGCGAAACCGAAGGACCGGATATTAACCCTATTCACAAAATCCGTGAAATTCTCACTGATGATGCAGCGATGGGTAAGCCAGAATCAGATGTGAATGATGTGAATTTTGTTAAAGCAGCGGATCGAATCTGGGATGAAGGGCTTGGTATTTCATGGGCAATCGATGAGAAGTCTTGTATTGAGGCAATCGAGGAGCTTTGCTATCACATTGAAGCTGGCATTCGCGTCAACCGTCAAACCGGTCTATATGAGATGGTTTTATTTCGTGATGATTGGTTTGCGGAAGATGAAATCCACTCTGTTGCTGAAAACAAGATCAAAGATTTATCGCTTGAGGTCATGAATAGTGATGACATTGTGAATCAACTCAATGTCACTTATTACGACCGTGAACGTATCAAAAATTCGACTTTTTCGGTGTATGAAAATGGATCAATTCTGACTATGGGCAAAGCAAATGCTGAGTCTATTGATTTCCCATATTTCATGAATATGCGAAATGCTGAAATCGTGGCTAACTGGAAGTTAAAACAGTTTTCTACACCTGCATGGTCGGGAAGCTTTACGACTGGCTGGAAAGAAGCGCGTAAATGGAATCGGTACGATTTGATTCGCTTGCCATGGTCTAAAAAATGGGATGGCACAATCCTTGTTCGCATTATGAAAATTAATCTCGGAAACGGTACTGACAACACTGTGACAATTGATTTTGAAGAAGTGATTCCGTATTCAGGAGAAATGAATACTTCGATTGTAGTTGACGCTCCAGTTGATGCTGGGCCACAGCCACCACAGCCAAACATCAATTCAGTATTTGAAGCGCCATATTATTTAACCGTGCTGCGCGCTGGTCAAACAAATGCTGACTTAGAATTGTCGAATAATCCAGATATCGGCTATGTCGCAGCAATTGCAGCAAAACCGCAAAACAATTCACTTAATGCGCTGCTATTTACAGATGGTGGTGTGGGTGAATTTGAACAGGTTTCTCGACTTGATTACTGCGATATTCTGCAACTTGATCAGCCGATTAATGAAACTGCGTCAGCTTTTGTAGTCACAGGATCGCTAACCCAAACAGCAAATTCAAATAATTTGATCTTATTGAATGGCGAGTTGATGGGATTTGTGGCGTTTGATGATGCAACAAAAGTCCTAACTGTGAAGCGCGGTGTTCTGGATACAATTCCGAAAAAGCACAATTCAGGCAATTTATTTGTTTTTGATTTACCTGATGTTGCTTTTGATTCGACCCAATACGCGCAAAGCGAGATTGTTGAAGCACAAGTTTTAACAACAACGCCAAGCGGGATTCAAGAGCTTTTAACAACAGGAACAGCGGTTGAAATTCAAGCGCGTGCAATCCGACCTTATCCGCCAGCAAACGTGAAAATAAACAATGAATACTACCCATCATTGGTGCGCGAAAACATTAACTTATCTTGGGTTGATAGAAACAGATTGCAACAAACAGGCGGTGAGATATTAGGCTTTTATGATTCTGGTGTAACGAAAGAGGGTGGGGTTGTTTACGTTGTAAACCTGTATAACTCCTTAAATGAACTACTTGTCACAAAAGCAACAGAGTTAAATTCAGTCATCATCGGCCAAGATGAGTTTACCGCATCGAATGCGCGTCTTGAAATTATTTCTATCCGTGATGGTTATGAATGTTTTCAGAAATTTGTGCATGAATTTACTGTTGAATCCGCTGTTAATCAATTGAAATTTACAACACCTTACACTAGACCAATTGGCAATAATGTCGTATTAAAATTCGAGGAAAAATAAATGACACAATACTCTTTACCAAATTTGTCTTGGTTTTGCAAAAAAACACAATATACAAACATTGTTCAAGATGGTGTTGCTCTTAACTCTTTAAGCAATACATCCGTTCCTAGATTTTTTATCAGCTTGGTGGATGATATTGTATTGCCAGCAAATTTTGACTTAAAAGTTCGGATGCGAATAGTTTCAGAAGGCGGAGCGGCTTATGGCAACAGCGGGATTACGATTGGAAAAAGAGTTTCTATTAATAATGAATTGTTCTTAATTCTTAGAAATCCTTTCTTATCATCAGGAAATTCATGGTTATTCGCATACACGGCAAACAGTTCATCAACCATAGGCATCTCTACTCCGGCAAGCCAATACAATACAAAGTATTCAACTGCGAAAGACATTTGGTTTCGAGTAAAAGTTCAAGATAATGCTTTAAGTTATGCGATTTGGAATGATGATGAGTCAGAACCACTATTGATTTCAGCCGGTGCAATCCCAGTTAATGCTCGCGGTACTTTAAACTCGAATGGAGGCTTGATCATCGGGCACTATAGCGAAAAGACATACATCATAGTTAAAGAAATTCGAGTTGGAACAGATAATGATGCAGCCCCTCCCTCAAATCCTACAACTTTCATAACTGGGACATTATTAAAACCTGATAACACGCCTGCTGGACTATGCGGAGTTAGAGTTTATTCAAAAAAATCGGGAGTATTGATAGAAGAAACTACAACTGATGAAAATGGCTTATACGCAATTGAGTCGATGTTTCCTACTTCTGCACTTGTTCAAATTGTCGGAGTAGATCAAGACAACAATGAATGGAAGCCACCAATTCACGAAGCATATCCAGTTTTATAGCACCCGATTGGGTGCTTTTTTATTACCAAAATTTAGGGGGCACAATGTCAAATGACTATTTGTCTGATCCGCCTGCAGCCACATCCGGGCAGTTGCTTGCCATATCAGAAAGTATTAGCCAACTACGCCAAGAGATGCGGCAGGAGATGCGAAAACTGGAAGATGTGCCGCAAAAAATTGACCGCATGAGCATGCAGTTTGATCAGCTTCAGGAAAAGCAACAGAACCTTGATCACAATGTGCAAAAGATCCAGAAGAATCTTGAAGATGATCTGGATAGAACAAAATCAAGTCTTCGAGATGAAATGAAGCAAATACGTGTGGATGCTGAGGTAAGGCACAAGGAAACCGATATGCAGATCCGGGTGCTGCATGAAAGTAAAACCAAAATAGATAGTGTGACCAATCTGGTTCGTTGGGGTGGCATTGCAATCATAGGTGTCTTTGCTGCCGCCTGGAACAATCAAACTGCCAAAACTGACACGGTGAATGCACAAGCACTGGCGAATAGTCAAAAAATTCAGGTCCTTGAAAAGCAATCTGATCAGCTTTTAAGAACAGTGGAAGAAATCCGAAATAAGCTTTATGAACGCAATTATGTGAGAGGAAACAATGAAATTAATCAATGAAAGTGTATGGAAGTTTGACTCAGTAAAATATGGCGCCTATATGGCGCTTTTTTTATCCTGTGTACATTTGATTTTGCAGGAAGTATATAACGCCAATGTATTGCCGGAACCATATCAAACAATTGCATCTTTAGGTTTGATGTTCCTAGCTGTACTTATTGGCCGTAAAAAGGCTCAACCAAGTCTACATCAGCAAACTTTAGGCTTTGCCACTATTACAGCCGGCCATAGCAACACAGATCCCGGTGCAGTAAATGGTAAAACTAAAGAAGCAGATCTGGTCGTCAATTTCCGAAATGCAGTGACTCATTATTTGCGTGAAGCCGGATTGCAAGTCAAAACGGATGGCACTGGCACCAAAAACGATCCATTGTCTGCTGCGGTAAAATTAATTCAAGGCTCAAGTGTGGCAGTTGAATTCCACATGAATGCTGCAGCATCAAAACAGGCAAATGGCATTGAAACCATTGCATTACCGAAAGACAAAAAACTGGCTCAAGACTTATCGAAGGCCGTGGCAGATGCGCTTGGTAGTCGCTTACGTGGTGACAATGGCTGGATTGATCAATCAAAGTCAGCACGCGGAAGTCTAGGGTACATCAATGCCGGCGGTTTAATTGTCGAGCTTGGCTTTATTTCCAATGAAGATGAACTTGCCCGATTTAATGCACGTTACTGGTTGGCTGCAAAAGCTGTGGCCAAGGTTCTAATTGAATATGAAAAGGGGCATAAATAA